TGTTGCGTCAACATTTTTTGGCTCCCCAGCCACAAAAAAGCCCACAGGGACAGTCTCATGCAAAAGCATGTGGGGAGACACCGCTAGTACGGTGCAGACTGCCCTTGTGGGCTTACTAGATGATCGCTCCCCAGCGACACAAATATTATATTTCATTTTGTGTTCTCTCCATTCCTGTTCCATTTGAACCGTTTGATAAAAGCATTCTTGTGTCATTTCTCTTCCATGAGCCAGACACGGCCAGTGGTTGGAGTGTGGTACGTGACGCCCTTGACCACACCCTTCTTGTTGTGACGCTTGAGCCAGTCACGCAGGGCATTGGCAATTTTCTGTGTTTCAGCTGACGGGCAGCTTACAGCTTGACCGTGCTTGAGTTTGCCAAACACATCATCGTATTTGCCTCGAGCGATGCGGCGACCTTGATACTGCTCGTCAACGATCTTGAGGTTGCTGATGTCGGTGCCAACGTATTTCTTGGCACTCTTTTGCCAGATAGTCTTGATGCTCATTGCTTTTCCTTTTGGCCTTCCCGTGGGGGAGTCCAGCCATACTTGATCCATGTGGCCTGTACGTCAGCGCCTGCGGTCCACTTGAACTGAGGGTGTCCAACCGGAATCCAAGGCATTGTACGCTTGGAGTACTTGAGTTCCATTGATTTCTCCTGTGCCTGCAACATTGCAGTCCGGTTAATGTATTCGCAGAAAAACGAAAAAAACATAGGGGTTTTCCCCAGTAGACGATTGACAGACGTATCTCTAGCATTTCCGGCATGAACTTACAACGACTAGAGTTTGAAGCTGCTTACGAGCTAGTGGCTATTGCCATTGGGATCATGGAGCTACACCATGAACCAGAGGACATAGACGCTGCTGTTGTCGCTGTGCTGGCAAGCGCACTGGAAATCGCCAGTCAACGTAACCTGAGGCCTATCAATGAGCTTTTTCGATGACATCTTCAATCTGGCATTCCGCTCTGGAGTGCCCTACGATCCACAGACCAACCAGTTCAAGATTGGTCCTGCGGAAGCTGCCAGGATGGATTTCCAGCGTCAGCAAGAACAGGAAATGAACCAGTGGATCAACCAGCCCATGAGGGGGTTTGACAATGAGTAACGCAGATAAACCGGCGTTCCCGGTGTATGGTCTGCCCGGAATGACCTTGCGTGACTACTTCGCGGCCAAGGTGATTAATGGGCTGTGCGCTGGATTTGCTGCAACCGAGAAGGATTGGCCAGACTCTGACGATCCTGATGACTATGACGTTGTGGCTTGGCATGCGTACCGTATGGCAGATGCCATGTTGAAGGCTCGGGAGTCCTGAGCTATACTGTTACGAAAGCCCGGCTACCGAGGAAGTCATGAGCCTCGGGAAAAGTGTTTCCGCTCCACCTGCCGGAGTCTTTCTTCAGAGCGGTTTAGACGGAAAAAATCATGTCTTTTGAAGCACTGACTTGGGCAGTCAAGCAGAACACTGCCAATTCCGGACAAAAACTTGTCCTTTTGATGCTTGCAAACTACACCAACCCAGATACTGGTCAGTGCAATCCATCACAAAAACGCTTGGCAGAAAAATGCTGCATGAGCCTTGCCTCTGTAAAAAGGCACATTGACGGTCTTGAAGAAGCTGGGTTTCTTACTGTTGTCAACAATTACCGAAATGGTTCATTGATTGCTTGTCAGTACGAATTGCACCTTAGCTCAAATTGCACCAACCCCCAGCCAGATTTGAGCCAACCCTTAGCTCAAATTGAGCTACAGAAACATAAAGTAGAAACAAGAAAAGAAACAAATAAAAAGGCCTCTCGTTTACCAGATGATTTTGTTGTCCCCAACGAATGGAAGGACTGGGCTAGACAGGCCAGACCTGATCTTGTGAACATCCAGTCCGTAGCAGATTCTTTTGTTGATTACTGGATTGCCAGAGCAGATGCCGGAGCAGCCAAGCTCAATTGGCAGTCAACATGGCGTAACTGGGTCAGGAACGTCAAAGCACCTTACCAGCAGGCTTTGCCCAAACGTAATGGTCTGGCAGGTGCCATATGAAAGGCGCAGAAGCTGTGATCAAAGCCAGACTAGCAGGTCTGGCACCTGGAGCAATCCACTTCATCGACCATCCTGACAACCTTCCCCTTGAACTGGGAGACGTCTATGTCCATGAAGACATCATCTTTTTGCTGGACCTGAGGTTTGTTGCTGGAATGCTCGTATGTGTCACATCTGAGACACAAGAGCGCATGGAACAGTTGGTTGCCCAGTGCCGTAAGTTTGGTGCAAGGCAGATTGCCTACAGTCTGTACCGCAAATACTACGAGTAAAGCATGGAATTGATCCCCGACACCATTGACTTCAGCCTGTACCTGAAGGAAACCGATGCCCAGACCAAGGTCAAGGGAGCATCGGACTACATCAGCGTCCTGAAGACCAAGCTTCGCCACCAGAAGCAGGAGCACAAAGCTTTCCTACCCTGGACCAAAACCCGAGACAACTTTGCTTTCCGCAAGGGTGAAGTAACCCTCTGGTCTGGTCAGAACGGTCACGGCAAATCCCTGATGACCGGTGAGATTGCTCTTTCCCTGGTCGGACAAGGTGAGAAGGTCTGTGTGGCATCTTTCGAGATGAAGCCAGAAACGACCCTACAACGCATGGCAAGGCAGTGGATGGGCCTGAACCCTAACCTGCCAGAATTTCAGCAGGAAGAGGGCATTAAAGCCCTTGAAGACCTATACGACCAGTTCGACGACTGGACCAAGGGCCGGATGTGGATGTACGACCAGAGAGGAACTGCCCTTTCTGATGACGTCATCGGCATGTGCCGGTACTGTGCCAAAGAGTTAGGAATCACTCACATCTTTGTGGATAACTTGGCAAAGTGCGTCAGGGGTGAGGACGACTACAACGGCCAGAAGACCTTTGTTGACGAGCTCACATCGGTTGCTCGAGACTATGCCGTCCACATCCATCTGGTCCACCACCTGAAGAAACCAGCCAATGAGAATGCCGTGCCTGACAAGCACGACAACAAGGGTTCTGGAGCCATTACGGACCAGGTTGACAACGTCATGTTGGTTTGGCGCAACAAGGTCAAGGAAGACGACCTGAAAGAAAACGGTCCGTATGCCAGTAAGAAGGACGATCCTGACCACTATCTGCTTTGTCGCAAGCAGAGGAACTATGACGGATCTGGAGAAGGTGAGCCTACCATCAAGCTGTGGTTTCACCGGGATGCCCAGCAATATATTGAGTCACCTAGGGAAAGCCCTATGGTGTTTTACAAGTGGCCTCATACACAATGAGCGACAGGAAACAGCTGGAAGAGGCTGAAGCCAGGGTGCTGTATGCCACATGGCAACACCTCAAATGCAAAGTAATGACAGAGGAACGAAAAAAATGGTTGAACAGAATGTACGGTCCACAAGCGGCCAACAGAATACAGGCCTACATGCAGAAGATTCACAACGGCGATATGGTGTGAACTGGCCTTTCCCGCCTGTTGGTGGCCCTAAGGTCTGGACTGCCAAACAGCGCAAACAGCACAAAGCAAAACAACTGGCAGACACCCCGGAGGCACTGCTATGACTGAAGAAGAAGACATTGCCAAGGGCATGGAAGAAGTTTTGCGCATCAGGTCTTGCAAACACAACTGGGTTGAGGGCAGCAACACTGAGCGCCCTGCATATCGCTGTACCCGCTGTGGTGCGTGGAGGTTTGTGGAATGACAACCTATTGGGATGGCAAAACTTCGCAAGACGTGCTTCGCATCGACGATACGGCTATGGTCATCAAAGGCCACGGCTATCACGACATGGGTGCGACATCAGTGGTGCTGACAAACACTGGCAACGGGTACATCGCCAAGTTTCCTTCGCACAACAGCACCTCGCAGGACTACTACGTCTGTCTGGACTACGGGCAAGCCTATGACCTTGTGCTGGCGTTTTCTGCCTTCAAGAAAGAATTGGGGTTTGTATGAGCATCGAAACACTGAAGCAGGCGCTGGAGGCGTTGGAGTTTGCCGCCGACAAATTGGATTACCGCTGCGAATACACCATCACCATCCTCCGCACCGCCATCGAGCAAGCAGAGAAGCAGGAGCCTGTGGCGTATGCCGTTTATCACCGAATGGGTGGAAGCAAGACTTTGCATTGGCCTGAACAACACTCTGAAGACGGTGACGCCAAGGAATACAAACTCGTTCCCCTCTACACCACCCCACCCACAGCACAGCGGCAATGGGTTGGCCTTACCCAAGAGCAGCGCAACGAAATCGCATTTAACGCAGCAGACGAAGAAAGCGCCACGTACCAAACAGAGGACAAGCTGCGCGAACTTAACGAAGGAACACTGAAATGAAAA